GTATTCATCTAGATCTGATTTACAACCATCTACATCCATTTTGAACATTTCAGTCCAATATGGATCTCCTGTTAATGCTATGGGTTTACGAAGAACTAATCCTGTAGCTGCTCTTATTAATCTTTGTGTAAAAGGACTAAATACTGATCTATTAACTCTTGCAAGGTAAGCATCATAATCTTCTCTTGGCTCTAAAGGTAAAAAAGCTTCGCTATTTTCTCTAAGATATTCTGTTCCCTCAGTAACAGCTTTCATTATTTCCCACCCCTTTATCATGTCCAATACTGCTCTAGTACGAGTAAAAGGACTATCCGTTCCACCGATATAGGAACTAGCTGTAATACTGGTTGGGATTCTCCCTGGTAATGCGTAAGTCATAATTTACCACTTGGTTTTGTTGGCCCAAAAAGCTGCTGACATTTTGCCTTTAGCTATATTTTTAGCATGACGAGCTTTAAAAGATTTTCGTCTTGCCTTGTCTTTTTCGGTCTGAGGATTTTTCCCTGCACCAGATACACCTTGTTGACCATAGCGTATTAACTTTATTTTATCGCCTTCTTTAGCTAAAACCACATGAGATTTAGTAGGGTGATTTGGTGTTCTTTTAGGTTTATTAAATCCTTCAAGGTTAAATCTTTTTAATCGAGGATCTTTTTTACTCACTTGCCTACCTTTGCCTGTGCCTTTTTATGGGCAACAGTAAATGAATCTCCTGCTCTCATTCGTCTTTTCATAAACTCCATGTGTGCAGGACTATGATGCTCTGAATGTTCTTTGAGCTTGTTTTTTTGACGAGTAGTTAGTTTCATAACACTATTTTACCGTTAAATATGTGATTTTCACTTATTTTTTTTTATTTTTTGCCTTAGTTTTCTTTTTCTTACCTTTTTTAACACTTGCGATGTACCCTTGACATCTTGCCATTGCGTGAGATTTACTCATTTTTTCTTTTTTCTAGTGGTTTTACGTCTATGTTGATATGTTATCTTTTTACTGCCTGTTTTTTCACGTTTAAATCTGGCTTTTTCACTTGCTGTCATCTCTCCTACTGTCTTAGGTGTCTTACTTGAGACACGTTTGCTTGGTCTACAAGCTGGATAACCTCTCTTTTCTCCTTTCTGACGGCCACAAGGCTTACCAGTTTTTACATCAACCCAATTTTCCTTAAACCAACGGTCTAAACCACCCTTAGTTCTAGTATTTGGCTTACTTTTTCTTTTTTGTGGCACGTTTTCTCTCCACTCTATAAGTTCCACCACGCTTTTTATATTCTCGGACTAACCAAGCATTAGCGTAGGCAGAAGGATAAACAGCAAACTTACGTTTGGCTTCAGCTTTTACTCTAGCGTAAAGTGCTTTATTTACAGGT